TGCAACTAATCGAGCCGCAGGTAGTTTAGGTCAGATCAACGATGTAGGTGCTAATGTAGCAGATAATATTGCGGCTACTGAACAAGCAAGATTGGGTATTGAGCAAGCAAGGGCTGACCTTGCAAAACAACGCGGTGTAGATGTATCGCAGGTAAGTGAAGTAGATGCGGCACAAAAGTTCATTGAAGAAACAAGAAACTTAGTTGGTTCACAATCAGGCGGGGGCGCACAAGGCCAAGAAATATCTGCGGCACTTAATCAAGCTACTGTAGATCTAGCAGATACTGCGGCAAGTGTAAACAAGGAAATTGCTAGAAATCTTAGTGCTAACACAAAATTGCAAGAAGGTGTTACTAAATTTATAGACGAAACGCAACAGGTAGCTGCTGGATTTGCAGGAACTGGTTTAAATATCTTAAATGATTTACCTGGATCAAGCACATCAGAATTAGATAAAATAATTGAAAAACAAAGAACTAATTTCAAAGAAGTATTTGATCCTATTACAGTCGGTGATGCATTAAGAGTATTAATTACAGACGGGTTAAAAAAAGCCGAAGACGCTAACGACGGAGCAACATTTAATAATCAACTACAGGATATTCAAGACCAAAGAGATGATGCTAGTATTATAAATGATATTAAGAATCTATTAGGATTTGGTGGTGACAAAGCAATTGGCGGAGGCGTAGATGCCGGAACAGCATATAGAGTAGGTGAGCAAGGACCAGAAACATTCTTAGCTGGTATGGACGGTGCAATTATACCAAATATGAAGGCAATGTTGAACAGGATGCCAGATATCGCAAAACAAATGGAAAGTGAGATGGCAACTATGGGTGCTCCTATGTCAGAAGCTATGAAATCAGCGACTGCACAGATGCAAAATAGCACATCGGTAGAACAAAAACTTGACATTCTGAACCAAACCATGTTACAATTAGTTAACATAAATAGTGTACAAGCACGAACAGGTGAAAAACAATTAAAAGGTTTACGACACAGTGGTAATTTAATGGGTGGACTAGGTAGAGCATGAGTTGGAAAAAATATTTTACTCCAGTACAAACTGGCGATAACGTAAATGGAAGCTACTCTCCCATAAGTGGAGCAGGAGTAAGCGGACGCCCCGGTCCTGCAAGATCAAACTATTCAAGTTACTTGCCTGACGTGTATGTAGGTAGCCCAAACAGAGTCGAACGCTACGGACAATATAACACAATGGATAATGACAGTGAAGTTAACGCTGCACTAGATATCTTAGCAGAATTTTGTACACAAAAGAATGATGAAAATAGTACAAACTTTAAATTTAATTACAACAAGCCTGCTACCAACAACGAAATTAATATCCTTGGACAATATCTAAAACAATGGTGTAAAATTAACAATTTTGAAACACGCATGTTTAGAACATTCCGTAATGTATTCAAATACGGAGATGCAATATTTTTAAGAGATCCAGAAACAAAGAAATTGTTTCATGTAGATCCTGCAAAACTTACACGTATAATTGTAAACGAAAGCGAAGGCAAAAGACCTGAGCAATATATTATAAAAGATGTAAATCTAAACTTTAAAGAAATGGTTGCTACATCACCTCATATTACTAATGGTAACATAAGTAGTCCAGGCGCAAGTTATCAAACAGGTGGCGCAAGAGGAATGACTGGTGGTGTTAATGTACCAGCAGGTTCGCGTTTTACTATTGAAGAAGGTGAAATTGCAATTGATGCACATCATGTGGTTCACCTAAGTCTGTCAGAAGGACTTGACAACAACTATCCATTTGGTAACAGTTTACTAGAAACAATATTTAAAGTTTTCAAACAAAAAGAATTACTCGAAGATGCTATTATTATCTATCGTGTACAACGTGCGCCAGAGCGCAGAGTATTCTACGTTGATGTGGGTAACATGCCTTCACACCTTGCTATGCAATTTGTTGAACGTGTTAAAACGGAAATACATCAAAGACGTATCCCATCGGCAACAGGTGGAGGCACAAACGTCATAGACAGTTCTTACAATCCACTGTCAATTAACGAAGATTACTTTTTCCCACAAACAGCTGAAGGTAGAGGTTCTAAAGTTGAAACATTACCAGGCGGTACTAACCTAGGAGAGATTGATGATCTTAGATACTTTACTAATAAGCTCGTACGCGGCTTACGAATACCTTCCAGCTATTTGCCTACGGGTGCTGATGATGGAGCAAGCTCTTATAATGATGGACGAGTCGGCACTACATACATACAAGAACTAAGATTTAACACATATTGTGAACGTCTACAAGGACTAATTGTAGAAGAGTTTAATCAAGAATTCAAACGTTATCTTTTAGAAAAAGGTGTAAACATTGATACAGCAATGTTTGATTTATCTTTTGAACCACCACAAAACTTTGCAAGTTACAGACAAGCAGAACTAGATAATAGTAGAGTACCAACTTATACACAAATGAGTGCTATACCTTATGTGTCAAATAGATTTGCTATGAAACGTTTCTTAGGTATGAGTGCAGAAGAGATTGCAGAAAACGAAAGACTATGGCGTGAAGAAAATGATGAAACGCTAGGAGCACCGGCTGAAGATGCAAGTGCAGAAATGCGTGGAGCAGGTATAAGTTCAGCTGGAATAAGTTCAGACATAACTGGGGCTGAAGATGAACTAGCTGGAGAAGAAACTCCAGAGATAGGTGCAGAAGCTACACCACCAGAAACAGCAACAGGCGGAGACGCAGCGGCACCTTCAGCACCTGCAACTGACCAAACGATATAAATACTATTATGATACTACGTGAATTATTTTATTTTGACAAAGAAACAATTGAACCTACTGAAGACCATAGGTACGATCCCAAGTACGACGACTCAGTAGTAGACTTTGACGATACTAGAAAAACAAGACTTACTCTAAGCCAAATAAACCGTGCAAGGAAAGCAAGCGAGCTACATACAGAAGAGAAGGCTGACGAATTAGATTTTGTTAGACAAATGTATGGAATAGCAGCGCAAGCAGCCGCTGCCGGTGTTTAATGGCAAAAATAGATAAAAGCAAATACACAAAAGAAGAATGGCATGCGATTAGAGATCAGCGGCGCCAAGAAAAATATTTAAAACAAATTCAAACTCAAACAACACCCTTAGTAGAAGGAAAGTCTATACTGTCTAATACTGCATTTGTGCTAGGTAATGGTACAAGTAGATCTAGTATCGATCCAGTTAATCTAAAATCATTAGGAAAAGTATACGGATGTAATGCTTTGTACAGAACATTCAATCCAGATTATCTAGTAGCAGTAGATGTTAAAATGGTATTAGAAATAAACAAAGCCGGTTTCCAACACAAGAATCAAGTTTGGACAAATCCAAATAAAACCTATCATCGTATGAAAAATCTTAATTTTTTTAGCCCAAGCAAAGGCTGGAGTAGTGGACCTACAGCACTGTGGTTATCAGCACAACACGGGTATGATACTATATATATTTTAGGATTTGATTACAAAGGCCTTAATGATGGCAAGACTCTAAATAACCTCTTTGCTGATACTGCAAATTATAAAAAATCTACAGATGGTGCAACATTTTTTGGAAATTGGATGCGTCAAACTAGATCAGTAATCAAAGAAAATCCTAAAATTAACTTTGTACGAGTTATACATCCAGATAATTATGATCCTGAAGAACTAAATACTTTTGACAATTACACTACTATTTTTATAGAAACATTTAAAAAAATCTATAATCTCGCATAAATGGCCCGTTTTTGGCCTATTTCTGCACACATTTTCTACTATATGTTAAATACAATTGACAGCCTTACCATAGGTATAACATTTATAGGAGAAAATAATGGCAAATCTAAACAAATTTGAAGAAATGCTTGAAAAGCTAGTCAACGAAGACAAAGCTGGAGCAGAAGAATTATTCCATGAGATTGTGGTTGAAAAATCAAGAGACATCTATGAAGGTCTTTTAGAGTCTGAACTAGAAGTAGACGAAACTAAAGACGAAGAAGTAGATGAAGCATCAGACGAAGAAGTAGATGAAGCATCAGACGAAGAAGTAGATGAAGCATCAGATGATGACAAAGAAGAAGCTACTAACGAAGACTTTAATTTAGATGAATTTGAAGTTGAAGGTGGCGATCCAGCAGACGATATGATGGGTGCAATGGACATGGAACCAAAAGGTGATATGGACATGGACATGGACATGGGTGCTGACGGTGAAGAAGGCGAAGGTGACGTAGAAGATCGTGTTGATGATCTAGAAGACGCACTAGACGATCTTAAAGCAGAATTTGAAAAAATGATG